GAGGCCGCGCGAGAGGGCCGCCGGGTCGGCGTCCGGGATGAACGAGGCCCCCCCGCCTGGGCGGTCCCCCCCGGCCTGGGCGCCGCCCCGGACGGCGGGGGCGGGCGCCCCGCCGATGCGGGCCGACAGGGCCTCGGCCGCGGCCTTGCGGGCCTCGGCATCGACCAGCTCGGCCTCGCGAGCCTCGAGGGAGGCGAGGGCCTCATCGGCGCCGGTGAGGGCGGTGCGGAGCTCGCCGAAGCGGGTGGTCTCGTCGTCGGTGAAGCCGGAGCCGTCGGAACGGGCCTCGGCGTCGGCGATGAGGGCGTCGAGTTCGCCCTGCTGGGCGTCTCGGGCGTCGAGGGCAGCGCGGATGTTCGCGCGGATCTCATCGAGCAGGTTCATGGGGTTGTCCTCCTGGGACACGAGGGGATCGGCCACCCGGTCGGGCGGTCCGTCGTGGCTCTGGTGGGCAGCAGGTGAACCCCAGGTGGTGCCCGACGTGCGGGACCGGCGTGGGATTCGGCGTGTCGCCCGGCGAGTGCCGGGGGGTGGCTCATCCGCGGGAGCGGGCGGGCACGAACGCCTGGGCCTCGGCGAGGGCCAGGGCACCGCGCCGGTCGGTGACCGGGGCGAGATCGGGGGCAGGCTCATCGGCCCGCAGTTGGACGACGGTGGCGGGGTTGGCCGGGTAGGTCACCACCGACACGTCGAAGAGCTTCACCTCGAGGATGCGTCGCTCGGTGTAGTCGGCGTTCCACTCCTGGCGCAGCACCCGGAAGGCGAACGACATCTCGTCGAGGTCGCCGCGGTCCATCGCTGAGCGGATCGTGGCCACGAGCGGCGACATGGGATCGAGGGTCGACGAGCAGCGCAGACCCGTGGCGTCCGACTCGAGCTCGAGCGTCTTGGAGCGGGTGCGGCCGAGCGGCACACCCTCGTGGTTCAGGAGCAAGCGCACGTCGTCGCGCTCCATCACCGACTTCGTGCAGGCGCCCTCGGCGATCGTCTCGACCCAGCCGTACGGGGCGCCACCGGCCACGTCGTAGCCGTGCTCGTAGACCGTGGCGTAGCCGTCCAGCACCGGGAGTCCGGCGTCGTCGAGACGGATCTCACCGCTCGCGAACGACCGGGCCTCGAGGATGCGCCCACGCTGGGACACCTCGAGGTTCGCCGTGCGCAGGTCGGCGCCGTTGTCGGCCAGCCGGGCCAGCACCTCGGGGGGCAGGTTGCGGAGATCGCGTTCAGGCACTGGGGCCTCCTTGCGGGGCGGGGGGGGTGCTCGTGGCGTAGGGCGGCCAGAGGGTGACTTGGCCGGAACCGTCGGGCAGCGGCTCGCGCTCCTCGTGGGCGCGGGCCTCGTCGGGCTTGCCCCATCCGCCACGGATGCGGATGTCCTCCACCTCGGCCTGCGTCTTGAGATCGACCTTGACCAGGGCGCCCGTGTTGATCTTCACGTACTGCCCGCGGGGCACCTGTGCGGAGAGGAACTCCTCGAGGAGCGTGATCCACCACCCGGCGTTCCACGTCAGGTAGCCGAGCGACCGCTGTTCGATGTTGGCGTACGTCATCGAGTTGCCGGACTCGCCGCCGATCATCTCCGGCGGCACCAGGAAGAACCCGGCGACGTCGGCCTTGTTGGCCTTGATCGTCTCGAGGAACTGCGACTCGTTGGGCGCGATCTGGATCGACTCGTACTTCATGCCGAGGCCCAACACGGCGGGCTCGCGCCCCCGAATGGCGGCCATGAACCGGGCCTTGATCGTGGCCGCCTGCTCGGCGTCCACCGGCTTGTCCGTGGTCAGCACCGACGACGGGTGAGCCCCATCGGTGAACCACTGCGACCCGAACTGCCCCGCCGACAGGCCGAGGCCCACCATGCGCGAGGCGTACTCCAGCGGCGACAGCCCGATCGGCGAACCCGGCACGGTGAACGCCGGCCAGTGCAGCAGGTCCGAGCCGATCGACTTGCCGTCGACCAGCCACTCCACCGGGCCGCCCACGCGCGGACGCTTGGCGGTCAACCGGCTGGGGTCGAGGATCTCCGCGCCCGTCGGATACAGCAGTCGGTCACGCGACGACACGGCGCCGAACACGTTGCCGCGAGTGAGCCACGACATGTAGATCTGCCGGCGCCACCCGATCGGCGACACGTCCGCGGAGGGCGACGTGAGCAGCGCAGAAGGAGCCACCTCGAGCGGCGCACCGTCCGAGGCCTTGCGGTACTGCGACACCGGGAGAGCGGCGAGACGGCAGATCAGGTCGATGCAGGACCACACGGCGCCCAGGCGGAGGGCCTGGTCGGTGTCCACGGGGCCACCGCGGTACGGCTGGCCACCCCGATTGGCGGCCAGGACCTCGGCCAGGGAGTCAGCGGAGCGCGCCTCGCGGTCCCGGAACAGGATGCTCACGAGCGCGCCTTGGCGTCGATGGCCACGAACAGGCACCCCAGACCACCGACGATCCACCCCAACGGAGCGAGGATCATCGCGGAACCGGTGACGAGGCACGCGAAACCGATGGCAGCGACCAGCAGGCGGAGGTGTTCGGACATCAGCAACCCCTCCTTCACCACACAGCAGCGGCTACATCGCCGTGCGACACGTGCTCGAGCTCGACCTTCACGGCGTTGGCCAGGGCGGCCAGGCCGTCGATGCGAGCCCCGGACTTCGACCGGTCGGGCTTCACCAACTTGATCCGGTCACCGTCGTCGCGCTTGACCTCGGCGCTGTCGACGTTCCAGCGCGCCACCGGGTGGCCACCATGGCCCAGCAGCAGCTCGTCGCCGTGCTCGGCGTCGTGCTTCACCAGGCGCATGACCTCTTTCAGGGCCGCCGACACGCCGAAACCCTGCGGCACCGGAGCGATGTCGAGGCCGAGACGCTGCATGAACTGCGCCGTCGCAGTCGCCTGCGCCTGGTCGTAGCCCACTTTCAAGATGCGGAACCGGCCATGGTCGGCGGCGATCTGCGGGTGGATCGCCATCCCCGAGCCCGAGCGGCCCGTCGTCTCGTCGCCCTCGTAGTCGATCCAGTCGCCCTCGGTGGCGGTGAGCAGGCCTTGCGCCACCCACGTGGACGCGGCGCCGGCCGTGTAGCGATCCAGCGCCTTGAGCTGCGCCTCGGGGGTCCAGAACCGCCACAGCACCGCGGGCGGCTTGCCGTTCTCGGCCGGGAACCGCAGCACCCACGCGGCCAGGTCGGTCGTCGAGGCCAGGTCCAACCCGGCGAAGCACGACCGGCCGACCAGGTCATCCTCGACCACCATGCCCGCGCCGGCGTCCCACAGCGGGACCGGCATCCACCGCGTCACCTGGGCGACACGCTGGTTCAGCTGCAGCTGGCGGAAGGCGTTCTCCTTCTCCGGTTCCGACAGCGCCTCGGACGCCATCGTGCGCATCTCGGCCAGCGACTTGAACGTGCCGAGCGCCGGGTTCGGCCACCACCAGTTCGCCTCGTCGAACGGGTCCGCCTCGAGCGGGGTCTTGCGCACCCAGGCGAAGATGTGCGGCGCCCGGGTCGGATCCTCCTGGGTCTTCTCGGCCTCGTCGATGAGGTCGGCGCCGAAGGACTGCGGGACGTTGGTCTCGGTGGTGATGGCCACCATGAGGGCCTGCGCACGAGCACCGAGGGCGGTGCGCATCGCATCCCAGAGGGTGCGGTCCGGCATGGCCAGGACCTCGTCCAACACGAACCCGTGCGGGTTGTGGCCGAGCTCGCCGAGCGCATCGGCAGGGATCACCTCGTAGAACGAACCCGTGTCGTCGTCGTAGATCCGCCGGGCAGCCTTGTTCTCGCCGAGGCGCTTCGACAGCACCGGCGACAGCTGCATCATCCGGCGAACCGGCTTGAACACCTTGCCCGCCTGGCGGGTCGTCTTCGCCGCGCCGTAGACCTCGGCGCCCTCCTCGTCGTCACCGACCAGCAGGTACAGCACCAGCGCCGCCACCAGGGCCGACTTGCCGTTCTTGCGGGCCATGACGATGTAGGCGATGCGGTAGCGCCGCACGTAGCGGCCCCACTCCGACGAACCTCACCGTCCTCAAGGGCGGCAAGCCCAACGCCACCGAGCCGGTGCCCGCTGAGGGCGAGGTCGTGCCGCCGGCGTGGCTCACCCGGGCCGATGCCCTGGCCGAGTGGGAGCGCCTGGCTCCCGACCTGATCGCCAAGAAGGTGCTGACGTTCTGGGACGTGCAGGCCTTCGCCGAGTACTGCGACGCGGTGGCCACGATCGCCGAGGCCGCCGCTGAGCTCGCCGAGCAGGGCTACGTGGTCGAGCGCCCGGTGTTCGACCGCAACGGCAAGGAGACCGGCGAGCGGGTGGTGCCCAACGAGTGGGTGCAGATCCAGGCCCGAGCCCTCGAGGTGTCGGCGCGGCGTGGGGCCCGCTTCGGCCTGAACCCCTCGGATCGCACCGGGGTGGCTGCTGGTGGAGGTGCCGATGGCGAGCGCAAGAACCCGGAGCGGCTCCTCTCCTGATCGACCGGTCGCTCGGAGGGCGGCCCCCACCAAGCGGCCGGCGTAC